CTATATCTTGTAGAGCCATCAGCAAAAGCGACATCTACCAATAACTGGTATTCACAATCATCTAAAGCTCCGTATATTTCATCTTTCTTATCTTGGATTAGGGCGGCTTTGTGTTCTTCTCTTATTTTTGCCCAAAGATCTATTCGTTCTTTTCGATTGAGAACATTTAGAACATATGCGTATTCTTCCCCCAAACCCAACATTTTAGGGAAAACGGCATCATCCTCCTTTATTTGAGTGTGTTTAAATTCACTACCATCAGGAAATACAAATTTTTGATTGTTTACTTTAACCTCATTATACGAAAGTCTGTTGGATACGTTTTTTATAAATTGGTCGATTTTCTTTTGGTGGGGCAATGCCTTGTTATTGTCTGTCATAAAATCCTTTCCACTTAAAAATAGTTAAGGTGAAATTACATACTAATGTTAAAAAAGTCAAATAACCCTAAAAAAAGTGTGTGTAAAAAAAAAATTCACAGAAAGTTACAAACGTACACTATGTACAGTGCGTTATACTTTTCCTTCCTTATATACCATTTTCAAAAATGACCTAACTATTCAATGACACATGTATGCCTCAAGTCGTGGAGCTACGTGTCGATCCCCAAGGGATCTTGTTTAGTTTTAGAGTATTTGACATATTTTGTAAATAATTCATACTATTCATTAGGGGGTACTTTATGCCAGCAAAAGGTAAATCGAAAGGAAAAGCAGCACGAGATAAGGGTAAAAGAGGTGAAAGATGGGTCGCCAATTATCTGAAGGAGAGGGGTTTTGATGCCAGAAGAGGGATTCAATTCAAAGGTGGGCTTAATAGTCCTGATGTTATTTGTGATGATTTGCCATTTAATCTCGAAGTTAAGTTCGTAGAGAAGCTAAATATTGAGGATGCTTTTGCTCAATCTAAACGAGATGCCGGCAACCTTAAGATTCCTTTAGTTATAAATAAACGTAGTCATTTAGATGCTAAAGTTACTATAAGATTGAGTGATTTTGTAGATATACTACAAATAGCGCATAATAGAGTAGACGGTATGAATGATTATATTCAGAGAATAGGAAGGACAGATGAGCGAGATTGTAGTGTCAAATTGGGGAAAGATAGCGACTATTTATAGTGATAGAATGTGTAATGATATTGTACAGTTCTGTTCACAAGGTAAGACTTTGACCGCATTTGCTGTATTCACTGGCGTTCATTCTAGTACTATAAAGAAATGGCGTAAGAGGTATAAGGAATTCGATGAGGCTTGTGAGGCAGCTAAGGAAGCACAACTAGCTTATATGGAGCATTTAGCTATAGGTCAGGTTGATGGGTCTGTTAAGGGCAGTACTACAGCTCTCATGTTCCTCTTAAAGAACCAGTTTAAAGATCAGTATAAGGATAAAGTAGAGGTTGAGCATGGTGGAGAGTTAAACTTCATATTCGAAACCGGAATCAATAGAGCTCCTAAAATAGAAGAGTCTTCTATTGAGGTTGAGAGTACTGTAGTTGAATCTGATACAGACTGCCTATAAAACCTCTAATTTTTCACTGTTGTATTTCTTGCCGATTGAAAGATCTTTTATTTTTTTGAACATGACTGCTCTATCTTTCTGGTTTTCAACTAAATTAATCTTAAGTTGTTTTAAAATTGGCCTTGACAGTTCAGTAGTCATGCTAGTCATTGGAACTTCATTATTCGATAAGTAATTAATATACAAGGCTTGCCATAATTTGGGGTCTCTTTCTTTGTGTAGGAATACGTCCATAAATACAGACTTTTCAAGCTCTACGTATTTAGCTATTTGTTCGAATGTGAAGCCGTTGCGTTTGATCCAATACCAAAGATAGTCATTTTCCACTCGATATTTATCGTAGTTATGCGCTTCTTTAAATGCATCGGATATAAGTTTAGCTATGAAGTACCTCTCTTTTACAAAAACTTTGTAAAAGTTATACTGTAAAAAAGAGGCGGTGTAAAGGAATTACTTGTTTTGAAGATCAATAGATTTATTAATCTCTACTTTGTGTGTGTTTATGTACTCTTCTATAAAGGTTAGTGTTTCAGACATGGCCATATAGGCAGTGTGGTATATTTCACCTTGATGTAAATCCATTAATGCTTCTAGTTCGTATATACCGTGTAGTAAGTCGATACGGTCACATATGCCTACGTTAGTTGATGTTAATTTCATTTTATTCTCCTAATGCTTTAAGTTGTTTTATTCTATTTATTAAATATTTCTCTGTATATCTGGGTTTTTCTTCGTACCTGTCGTTAAATACCTCATCGGAGTCAAGACCTAAACCATTTACAAGTATATCACCTAACTGCCATTCTGCTGTACAGGTGCAAGGTGGTACGGTTAACCATAGTTTATCATCATCTCCAAGGTGTACATTTTCAACTAATTGTTCTTCTTCACAAGTTTTACACCAAGTGCAAATAGGCATATTTGGTAGAATCTCTTGTAAACCTCTGTTAACTGTATATGCCACGTTCTCGCAAAGTTCTTCAATATCTGAAGCTATTTCCTTTTTAATTAATTCAAACATTTCATCTTTTTGTGTCTTATCATCTTGCATGATATTCTCCTAATGTTATAGTTTATCCTTACCTAGATATATTCCAGCTAGGAATGCGTTGATTAGTCCGGATAGTTCACGCTTTGGAATATGCCCAGTGTGGAATAGGGTATTTACTCCGCCGCCATCATTCATAGTTTGCTGTAATTCTACTCCGCCATATGCCCACGATAAACAGTAATGACCTTTGTTTATCTTTTTAGTCTTATCGTTAAAGTATGAAGTGGGGTTATTTGTTAGTTCATTATTTCCTCCTAACTGGTGTTCTAGTTATCATCTTTACTTTAAAACCTTTACCGCTACCTACTGTAACTATTAGGGGTATATCTAGTTTAAGGGTGTTCATTGTTTTAGACTCCTTTAAAGGCAAGTATTACTATTGCCATAAATAGACAGGAGGCCAGGCCAATCAATAAGGTGTAGCCTAGGTTGTAGATAGTATCGGCTATCTTGTATCGTAGTTTAGTGTTCATTATCTATTCTCCGGATTGTCAAAGAAGTGGCCATAAACTGATATAACTACCAATACAACTATTATAATGAAGGCCATACTTAGTGCTAACTCTATAAAGTCTTGTAATAGTTCCATTACAAACACTCTTCTATTCTGATGCGCCTACTACCACTAAATGTAACTAAATCTAGGTATGCTGTAGGGTATTGTTTCTCAAGTTTAGCTACGGATATGGTCTTAGATACAACTACAGTATTGCGTACCTTGTAGTTACCTATTTTCATAGTAGTGTCTAGGGGCAGTAGACTACCTAACTGTTCTATTAATAATCTTTTTTGGTGTCTTATTGCACGCATCTTACTGTTTAGTGTAGCAAGTTGTTGCACTTGTGCCTTCGCTTCCATTGTGTACCTCTTATTGTTTATTGTCTTCGGCTGAAAATCAACCTAATGAAATATTAGGTAACATTGATAGAATGATGTGGAAAGGAATAAAAAGACGAATAGGCAATAATTATAGGATAACTATTAGTTATACTTATGTACTTAGATATACACATTAGGAATACTAATACATCATTATAAGGGGATGGGTAGATATGGGCGATAGAGTGAATCTATTAGAGTGAGGCGTTAATTATAGAGTGAGTCTAGGAGGTTGTTGTTTATAATGTAGACTAATCTTCCAGTTGTACACCTAATTCATCTAACAATCCAGTACCAACAACATTATATCTGTACATCAAGCAAGTCATAGTACAATCAGCCTATCATTATATAGCACATTGTACAGCACTTCACTAATCTAAATACATATGCATAGCGTCAACGTACAGATGCTAAGACATTGAAAGCTTGATAGGTAATAGCAGAAGGGCTTGCCCCCAATTGGTTAGTGAGGTGGGGGGAGGGAACCCCTCTTGTTGTAAATTGAAATCTCATCATTAACACACCACAGCATTCATCCACTAGAAAAATTCCGCTGTAAAAGCAAAAACCTATTTAATGTAAAGTTACGCCTTTAAACTTATTTATAAAATTTCTTATGTAAATCTTAAGCTTGCGTCGATTTGCAGCTTTGTGTTTTTTAATTTAAAATTTATAGTAGTAAGGTTTTCATATGTCTTACGACTCTTATTGTTAAGGGGTTTCACGGAAGAAACCCCTTATTTTGTGGTAATATACTGTATGGACAAGAAAGACAAGACTATTGCCATTTTAAAAGAGAAGTGTCAGAGTTTAGCTATTGAACTAGAAAAACTCAAACGAGAGGTATCAAATGGTAAAACCAATAAGACGAGTATTAAACGAACACGGACACATGGTTCCAATGACTGCAGTAAGTCCAACTCTGTCGACAAAGTTAAAAGAGATGATTCCGGAAGAGAATCAGAAAAGCCAAGAAAAGCCAACCGTAAGTCTTGTGGATCTAACAGTGAAAGAGTTAAGAGCTTTATGCAAAGAAAAAGAAATAACTCTTCCAAAAAAAGTAACTAAAGCAGGAATAATTACAGCTTTAGAAGTACAAGAAGATATAGAGCTTTAAGTAATGGCCAAGAAGATTTCAACTGGTTATATTCCTAGAGAGTGGCAAGCTAAAACACATGCCCTGCTTAAGAGACATAATGTTTTGGTATTCCACAGAAGGGGCGGTAAAACAGTCTTTGCTGTTAATGAAGTAATCGATAGGACTATCTTCTTCGACAAGATGTGTCCACTAACTGGAGCTCCTTTAAGGAATCCACATTTTGCTTTTGTTGCTACTACTATTGGTCAAGTCGAGCAGATAGCTTGGCAATACTTTAAAGACTACTGTAAAGACATTCCCGGTGTTAAATTTAATAATCAGAAATTACGTATTACTTTTCCTCATCCTAGAGGTGAAGCTAAGATATCTCTGTTTGGTGCAGAGAACTTTAATGTTATGAGGGGTATGTTCCTTGATGGTTATGCTCTAGATGAGTATGCAGATATGCACCCCGATGTTCGGGATAAAGTATTACTTCCTACTATTTCTGATAGAAAGGGTTGGGAAATAATCATCGGTACCCCTAAGGGTGAGAACTCTTTTAAGGATGTTTACGATAGGGCCTTGCTTGATTCTGATAGGTGGTTTCACTGTATTCACCCTGTTGATGAGACAGACTTAATAGATGAAGATGAATTAAGGATGTTAAAAGGAACTATGTCCGAAGAGGCATATGCTCAAGAGTTTATGTGTGATTTCAATGCAGCTCCTTCTGGAAAGTACTATCAGAAGTATATTGATGACCTAGTTAGAGAGGGAAAGGTTTGTAATGTTCCACATGAGAATAGTTGCAGTGTTTCTACCTTCTGGGACTTAGGGTTCAATGACTCTACTGTTATTTGGTTTATCCAAGAAGTTGGGCGTGAGATTAGGGTAATTGACTACTACGAGGAACATGGTAAAGGTATAGAGCATTTTATTGATTTACTTAGGGAGAAAGAAGTTGAAGAGGGATACAGATATAATGAACACGTTCTGCCTCATGATGCTGATCATAATTCTCTACAGACTGGTCAATCAATGGTTGATACAATGCAATCTCTCGGTATGGTCGGCATTAGGGTTTTAGAGAAAACTTCTAGTGTGGCCCAAGATATTCACTCAGTTAGACTAGTACTTCCTAAATGTTGGTTCGACAGAGAGAAGTGTTTTAAAGGTTTGAAAGCTCTTAAAGCATATGAGAGAAAGTGGGATCCTCGGAAAAAGGTTTATGCTGATAAACCCCTACACAATTGGGCAAGTCATGCTGCTGATGGATTTCGTCAATTTGCTGTTGACTATCAACCGGGATTCGGTAAGCCTATATCTGACAGGTATAGAGATTTGCGCGATACCCCTGTTCCAGAGTACAATATATTAGAAGACTTCTAGGAGAAGCATATGTCTACAGAACAGCAAAGAGAAGACGCTCAAAAAGCCTATGAAAAAGAATACGCTGACTTTTGGGTTAGCTGGGAAGCAGATAAGCAAGCTGAGATAGATGCAGCTATACCGGGGTATACTACTGGTTCTGCTTTATTTACATATGAAGCTCAGAAAGAAAGAGAGAGAGAAACTCTAGAGGCTGATTGGAAAAAGAGAGAATCAGCACTAGGTGGTGTATTAGAGGAAGAAGGAAGAACCGCTAGGAAGATGACACTGTCTCCAGGCCTTCCAAGTCAAACTATGTTAAACCCACTATTCACAGGAAAGTAATATGGAAGATGCAACAGCATTGCGTGTAATAAAGAGGTATGACTCTTTAAAAGCTCAACGGATTAATTGGGATTATCATTGGGATGAGGTTGCTAAGTATGTTATTCCTAAGAAAGATAATGTCTATGGTCAGGCGACAATAGGTGAGAAGAGAGCTAATAGGTTATTCGACTCTGAAGCTATTAGAGCTGTAGACAGTCTATCCTCTGCAATGCACAGCATGATGACAAACCCAATGTTAGTTTGGTTTGGTCTAACTTCTGGAACTAAAGAAATTGATAGAGTTCCTGCTGTAACGAAGTGGTTACACCAATCTGCTGTTAGAATGATTAATGTTCTAAATAATTCAAACTTCCAAACAGAAATATTGGAAGACTACCAAGACTTGAGCTCTATTGGAACATCCTGCTTGAGGATGGAAGAGGATGGTTTAGATGTAATTAGATTCTATTCTCAGCCAGTATATAATGTGATGATCGATGAGAACTCAAAGGGTATTATCGATGTTGTGTCTAGAGAGTATGAATTTGATGCTCGACAGATTATGCAAGAATTTGGAGATGCTGTAGGTGAAGACCTTAGAAGGGATCTCACAGAAGACCCATCTAAGAAGTTTAAGATAATTCAAGAAGTATCTCCAAGAGGGGATTACGATAAGTTAGGTGAAGTTGGGGATAAGGCAATGCCTTGGAGATCTCTTCACGTACTTAAGGGCAAAGCAGTTGTACTTAGAGAGTCTGGGTTCGAAGAACTTCCATACGCTGTAGCTCGTTGGTCAAAGACTAACCAAGAGAAATACGGTAGATCTCCAGCAATGAAAGTGTTGTCTGACATTAAGATGGCCAACATGATGATGAAGGTTACTATTCAAGGGGGACAGCTAGCAATAGCCCCACCACTACAGGTTCCAAGTAATGGGTTTGTAGCACCTTTAAAGTTCTCTCCTTTTGGAACAAACTATAAAAGACCTAATATGAAGGATAAAGTTGAACCTTTATTCCCTGCTGGTCGTCCAGAGTTTGGTCTAGAGTTTGTAGAGTATATCCATGGATCAATAAGAAAAGCTTTCTATCTAGATAAACTTAATATTGAGTTAGGCGATAGAGCAACAACCATGGAAGTAATGCAAAGAAGGGATGAACACCTTAGAGCATTAGGTCCAGTTCTTGGAAGATTAGATAGAGAGAAACTAAGGCCTATAATAGAAAGACTATTTGGAATTATGAGTAGAAGAGGAATGTTCGAAGAGCTTCCTGCTGAGTTAGAGAATATTGATAAGTTAGATATTCAGTACAAGTCTACTATAGCTCAAGCTCAGTTAATATCTATGGCAGACAATATGGGAAGAGCATTAAACGCTTCAGCCTTTGTAATAGAGTCTGACCCAAGTGTTATGGATTTACTAGATGGGGATAAGATATTGAGAAATAACTTAGACATCTACGGAGTAGATCCAGCACTATTAAGATCTGAAGGTGACATTAAAGGCATCAGAGAGAATAGAGCAAAGCAACAACAAGCTATGCAAGAAGCTGAGATGGCAAAACAAGGATCTGAAACAGTTAAGAATATGGAGCAAGGTGCTCCAGCAGAGTAATATAAATCAGGAGGTACTGTGAGCATAGACAGCGAAATCGCTAAGAAAGCGATTAAGGTTAATTTAGCGTATCAAAAAACATTTGCAACCCCGGAGGGTAAAACCGTTATTGCGGATCTTATGACTGCATTTGGTTTCTTTAGCACAACATTTGACAGCGACCCACAGGTTGCGGCTTTTAATGAAGGGGCCAGGGCTGCTATTTTGAGAATTGTGGATACAATCAATATTGATATTGAAGAGTATATAAAAATGATGGAAACAGCGAATCAGGAGGTATTTGATGAAGATTAGTTTATGGAAAGTATTATTTGGAATTGTATTAAACACTAGGGGTTCTTTAGGTGAACCAGACCCAGCACCGGTTGTTGAACCAGTAGCGGAGCCAAGTGCTTTAGGTGGCGATCCAGAACCAGTAGTAGAACCAACTCCGGACCCCGAGCCAAACCCGGAACCCCTACCTCCTTCAATCTATGGGGATAAAACCGTTGAATGGCCAGAAGGAACAGAAGACACTTTAAAAAATGAACCTTCATTGAAGCCTTTTGTCGGAGATGATGGTAAAGTTAATACAGCTAATTTACTTAAATCGTATTTTCACACTAAGAAAATGCAAGGTGTAGATAAAGCTGTACTCCCAACGGAGAATTCTTCTGATGAAGAGATTCAAGAGTTTTTTAATAAGTTGGGTGCCTCTAGTGATGCCGAAGCGTATAAGATCACAAGAGCAGAAGACTCATCAATGGGAGAAGCTTTCGTTGGAAACCTACAGAAATTTGCTCACGAAAATAAATTACCCCTTCCAGTAGCTAAGAAACTTAGCGAGTTTATGGAAACTCAAGCAAAGTCTGGTATGGAAGAGACAGCTAAATCTAGAACGGCCACTATAGCTGAAGGGCTTCAAGGCGTTAAAGATCAGATGGGTGCTGCTTATGAGCACAAAATTGGTCTTGCCAAAAGAGTTCTTAGTGAAGTTGTGGGAGACCCAGAACTAATAAAAGCTTTTAATAACCCAGAAGTTGGGAGTAATCCTGCAGTTCTTAAGACTATGATGATGATTGGAGAGAAATTGTTTAAAGAAGACGGATTTAAGGGTGGGGACAACAACCAAGGTATGTTATCTCCTGAAGAAGCTCAAGATAAAATCAATGAGATTCTTGGGGATAAGAATGATCCTTATCATAAATCAGAACACCCAAGTCACGCAAAAGCTCAGAAGGATATGCTTAAACTATTCGAAATGAGAAACGCACTTAAAAAATAACGCTTGACACGAATCGGGTTTGGGGATTATCCTAAGAATAAGTATTGGTTGGAGTACCTTATTCTTAGGCCCTGTAACCCCGATATCCAGATCTGACTCCTCAGGGAAATATCAAATCGATTAAAACACAATAGTTTATTGGTTTAATTTTTTAACTGGAGAGATAAAATGTCTATTCAAATTACAACTGCAATGGTGGATATGTTCAGTTCGAACGTAATGCACCTATCTCAGCAGAGTGACTCTAGGCTTTATGCTTATGCACGAAATGAGACACAAGATTCAGAAAGTAAATTTTATGACCGAATTGGTCTAAGAGGAATGAGACGTAAAGAAGGTCGTCATTCTGATGTTGTTTATAACGACACACCACATAGTAGACGTATGGTTACTATGGAAGATTACTATGATGCTGATATGGTAGACGAAGAGGATAAGATCCGAACTATCATGAACATCGAAAATGAGTACACCCAAGCAATGGCCGGTGGACTAGGTAGAGAATATGATGAGCAAATCATAGCTGCTGGTCTTGGTAATGCTTACGGTGGAAAGAAAGGAACAACTGTAGTTGCCCTTCCTGAAACTCAAAAAGTAGTTGCTTGTGACGGAGCTGGTGTTTTTACAGGTCTTAATGTTCTAACTCTTAGACGTGTTAGAAAGAAATTTAAGCAAGCCGAAGCAATTAAGAAAGGTGAAGTTGTTGTTGCAACTATCGCTGCTCAACAGTCTGATGATCTTTTAGGATCAACTAGCGTAACTTCAAGTGACTATAACTCTGTTAAAGCACTTGTTGATGGTGAAGTTGATACTTTCATGGGATTCAAATTTGTTGAAACTGAATTGCTTCCATTCTTAGCTGCTGATATCACAGCTGCTGAGTGTACTTTAGGTACAACTACTGGTGGAGCCGTTACTCTAACAGCTGCTGAGTCAAGACGTTGTCTTTTATTCACAGCAAAAAGAGGAATCGTGCTTGCTAAAGGTAGAGAAGTAACTGGTAAGATTGATCCAATGCCGGGTAAGCACCACGCTAACCAAGTTTACTGCGCTTTAAGTGTTGGTGGAACTAGAATGGAAGAAGAGCAAGTTATCGAAGTTATTTGTTACGAAGTTTAATTTTTAGGGGGGTTAATAGCCCCCCTCAACTATGAGGTGAAATATGGCCACTTTAAATGGTGATAATTACAAAAAACAATGGGTTGACAAACCTTCTGAGAAATTACCTAAGGGTGAGAATGCTGGACGTAAGAGATTACTTCTTGAGCATTACACCCCGCTAGCTGTAATGGCTATTGGTGATGTTATTCTAGGTCCAAAGATTCCTGCTAGTTCTATTGTTATAGATGCTAAACTTAGGGTTGATAAGTCAATCTCTGACGATGGTATCTTTGATTTAGGTTACTTAGCTAATGGCGTTGATGCTGCTGATACGGATGCTTTCGTAGTAGGTGCTAATGCTGGTGGTCAAGCTGTTCTGAAAAGAGCAGATGAGTCTAGTGCTGGGATCTATAAAAGATTTACAAAAGAAACTCAAATTGCTTTAATTGTTACAGAAGCAACAGTATCTTCAAACTTAGATTTGACTGCTGTTATTGAATTTGAAGTTGAATACGTAAACGATTAGGTTCAAACAGAGTACCTCCTGTTTGTATATTTTAGGGAGTCTATATGGCCGCACAACTTGAGATTGTTAATTACGCATTAAGAAGATTAGGTTGCGAGGCAATAGGCTCTCTATCTGACGACAGCAAGAGAGCTAAAGTAATGAGCGATATTCACGATATTGCTCTACAAGATGCTTTAGAACAATATCCTTGGAGTTTTGCTAACTCTAGAGACACACTATCAGCCGATGCGATTGCACCGGCTTTTGAGTATGAGTACAGGTTTGCGCTTCCAGCAGACTTCGTAGCAATGGTTTCCGAATACAATGACAATAAATACAAGAGAGAAGGTGCTTACCTTCTATCAGATGCTGAAGAATTAAACATTGTGTATACCTACAATGTTACAGATACTGCGTTGTACACAGCAGTTTTCAATAAGGTTTTTGCAGTAACTCTAGCTTTAGAGGGAACTTATGCCCTAAACCAAGACAAAGCTTTATTCGATAGATTAACTGGTGAGAAGGTTCGACTAGTTGATGATGCAAGATTTGCTGATTCAAAGGGA